CCGAAGTGGCCGATGGGCGGGGCGTGCCAGCGCTCGCCTGTCAGGGAGAAGTCGTTGAGCCTCACCACGCCGGTGAGGCGGGAGTTGAGGTCGATCTCGCCCGCGCTGCCGAGCCGGTCGAGGGCGATCGTCCAGTCCGCGGTGAGCATGTCGCCGGCGTACTCGGTAAGGGTGGAGGCGCACGAGGTGACCTGGTAGTAGCCGTTGCGCTCGGGCTTGTCCGTGAAGGTGACCGCGATGGGGCTCTGACTTTCGAGGGCGTTGATGTTGTCGTGCGCGCCGACGAGTTGGAGGCGCGTGAGTGGGGGCATGGACTCCTGCCCGGCCAGGTTCAGGCTGCGACTGCCGCCCTGCTCCGCCGCCTGGAACGTCTCCCGCAGCAGGATGCGGCCGAGTTGGATGCTGCCCCAGTTGTAGACCACGGTCAGCGCCTCCTGCTGTTCTCAAGCTTGCGGATCTCTTCCTTCACCGGGTCCGCAATCGCCTTCGCGAACCGCTCGGCCTCAGCCTGGGTGGGGATGGTCATCGATCTGACCTCGACCGACACGTTGACCGTGCACCCGTCGCCGAGACCGCCCTTGGACAGGCTGGTGACGATGCTGCGGAACGCGTCGTGTTCCTCGGCTGTGAGGACGGCTTCGGGCTTGCGGGTCTTGTTGATCGCCATAGTCGCCCCGGGCTGGAGCAGCCCACCCGAGTCGTACTTCGCGGCCGGGGCGAAGCCCCAGCGACTGGTGAACATGCTGTCGTTGTAGCCGCGGGCCGACTTGCCCATGTGGACGCCCCGGCCGCCAGACGACTCGACGTTCATCCCTGCGAGCGTGCCGGCGGTGTGGCCGACGCCGCTGTTGGTGATACCGATCATGAATGGGGAGTTCAGGTTCCGCACCCAGCCGGACGGCCCGTTGTTCCCGACGAACGCACCGGTGGCCCAGCGGCGGTGGGGCTTCTGGCCTCGGATGACGGACTCGATCGCCGACATGAGACCGGAGCAGTCCCACGACGGGTTCCCGTTACCGGCCCACTGGTAGGGCAGGCCGTCCTGCGTCTTCACCCACGACAGGGCGCGCTGCACGGCCGGGCCGCCGACGGCCTTCTTGTCCTCCTTGCCGAACCAGCCGAGCATCCCGTCGACGGCCTTGTTCGCCAGGCCCTTGAGCAGGCTGCCGATGCCGTTGCCGGGGATCTGGTTGATGAGCGGGCGGACGAGGTTGTTGATGGCCGCCTGCGCGGCTTTCTTCAAGCCACCGACGACGACGTCCTTGGCCCAGTCGTAGGCGCCGCTGACGGCGTTGCCAATGCCGGAGGTGACCTTGCCGATGATGCCGCCGGATCCGAAGTGCTGCTGTCCGGCCTGTTCGCGCCTGCGCTCCTGCTGGCGGCTGGGGTTGCCGCCGGTCTTGGTGGGGCGGTCCTGGCCGAGCATGGCGTCGATGCCCTTGTGGCCGCCGAGTTGGGCGACCTGCTGATTGGACAGGATGCGTTCGCCGGGGGTGAGCATCGCGGGGACGGTGTCGCTGTTGCCAGTACCGGGAACGACGCCACCGCGGTTGAAGCCCAGCGAGATGGCGGGCAGCGTGATGCTGCTGGAGATCTTCCCCGCGATCGAATTCCACATCCTGCGGAGACCGTTGTTGTAGACGTGGTCGATGACCCACTTGATCGGCGCGCTGATCTTGCTCTTCACGCCGTTCCAGATCGTTCCCAGGCTGTCCCGCAGCGTGGTGAATGCGGTCTTCATGCTGTTCTTGAAACTGGTGATCTTCCCGCTGATCGTGGTGAAGGTTCCCGCGATCTTGTCGCGGATCCCGTTCCACAGGTTGTTCCACGTGGTGGTCAGGCTGGTCTTCAAGGAGGAGACGCCGCCCTTGAGTGAGGTCCACGCGTTGGAGACTGCCGACTTGAGACCAGTCCAGAAGGTGTCCCACTTCGTGCGGGCCGCATTCCAGATGTCCTTCCAGGTCTGCACGACCCAGGTCTTCAAGTCGGTGAAGATCTTCTTTGTGTTCGTCCACAGCTGCGTGAACCAGCCGGTGATCGCCTTGACCAGGTCGGGGATGATGCTGTGCCCGACGAGCTTGTCGTACATCCACTGGAACCAGCCGACGATCGTCTTCACGCCCAGGGCCATGGCGTCGACGAACGAGGTGATCGCCCCGACCACTGTCGTGATCACCGGCACCAGGATGTTGATCGCCCCCGCCAGCACGCCAGCCAGCAACTGGGCGAGCCCGGTGATCAGTGGCATCAGCGGCGTCAACACCTGGACCGCCAGACCAAGCAACGCCACCGCAAGCTGACTGATCGGCGGGATCAGCGGCAGCAGCGCCTGCACCAGCATCGGGAACATCGGCGCCAACGCCGCGAGGAACTGGCCCACCAACTGCACAGCCGGCACCAGGGCCTGGATCACCGGCGCCAGCCCCTGCGCGAGCGACGCGATCAGCGGAACCAGTGCAGCTCCGATGGAAGAGATGACCGGGGCGATCGCGGTGATGATCGCCGCGAGGACGTCGCCGATCGGTTTGAGCAGGGGGAGCAGCGACGCCACCAGGTCGGCGATCACCTTGCCGATGGTCGACACCACAGGCAGCAGCGCTGTGATGATCGGCATCAGGGCCGCGCCGAGAGTGGTGGCCAGCTCGGCGAGGACCGGCGCGAACTGCTCCGCGAGCTGCGTGACCACCGGGGCGAGCGCGGCGAGCAGCGGGAGCGCCGCCTGGATCACCGCTCCGAGCGTCCCGGCCAGCAGCTTGGCGATAGCGTTGACCGCCTGGAAGATTGAGGCGAGGGCCTTCTGCACCTCGGGCATGGCCGTGACCCGGCGCAGCTCCGCGAACACTGCGCCCAGGCTGCCGAGGGCGTCCCCGCCGCCTGCCGCTGCGGCTTTCATGACGTTGCCGAGGGTGCCGAAGATGTCGCCGATCAGGTGCCCGAACTGCTTGGCCACCTCCACCGCGCTGGAGATGCTGTCCTGCAGGGCCCCGGACTTGAACCCGTCGGCGAGCTTCTTCGAGATCCGGTCCGCTGCCCCGCCTGCTGCGGAGGTGAGGCTGGCGAACGCCGGGGACGCGGCCACGGAGATCTGGGTGAGTCCGGTGATGAACTGGCCGGGGATCTTCGTGAGGGGCTTGAGGCCGTTATTGAGGCCGTCGAACATCTGCCGCAGCGTTCCGGCCTTGCCGAGGTTGGTGACGGCGTCGAACGCGTTCTTCGCCATCGAGTTCAGCACCGTGGCCGTGCCGGTCAGTCCGGTCTTCAGCGACGGCAGGATGGCCGCCGACATGGTCGTGAACTTCTGCCCCAACCCGTCGAACAGGGCGTTCTGCACATCGAGCTTCAGCGATCGCCATGCCTCCCGCTGCGCGATCACCGCACGGACGAACGCCTGCGCGGCCGGCGCCAGCTTGGCCATCGCGTTCACCGTCGTCGACGTGGCAGCCGCGGTCTTCGTCTGCGCGTCCGCGAGCGCTCGGGCGGCATCTGCGGCAGCTTCCTGCGCATCCTTGATCTGCCGGGCCCCGTCCGTGGCAGCCTTTGCCGCGGCGGCCTGCGCGTCGGCGACGTCCCGCTGCGCTTTCGCGATGCGCTGCGCCCCGTCCTGCTGCGTCCGGGCAGCCTCCAGCTCCGCGTCCGCCAGGGCCTTCGTCTTGTCGGTGACGTCCTGGTTCGCGTCGCTGATCTTCTGCTTCGCGTCGGTGACGGTCTTGGAGCCCTCGACCCCGGCCGCGTTCGCGGCGTCCGTCTGCTCCTGGAGGCGGGCCGTCTCGGTCTGCTGCTCGGCCAGCGCCTGGACAGCCTTGTCGTACTGGAGCTGCGCCTTGTCGATCTCCTCCGCGGTCGCCTTCGCGCCCTTCGCCTTGACTGCGGCGAGCTCCTGCTCCGCGTCCTGGAGATCCAAGACCTTCTGCCGCTGGTCGAGCTGCGCGTCGACGAGGCGGGCGTTGAGGTCTTCGAGCTCCTCAGCGGCTTCCTTCCGCGCGTCGTTGAGGTCCTCTTGCGCCTGCCGTGCCGCGCGCTGCGCGTCCGCGAGGTCCCGCTCCGCGGACTCCACCCCGTCCAGTGCTCGCCGGTTCGCATCGGCCACGTCCTGGACTGTGGACTTCAGCGACTGCTGGGCGTCCTCGATGTCCCGCGCCGCCCGCACCCGCGCCTCGGCCGCCGCGACCTCGGCGTCCTTCACCGCCTGCTGCGCCTTGGCAAGGGACCGCTGTGCCGCCTCAACCCGGCGCGTCGAGTTCTCCGCCGCGCCCGCCGACTTGGTGGCCGGCGCGAACGCCTGCTTGAACGCATCCCCCAGCCCAGACGTTCCCAGCTTGATCACTGCGAGAGCTGCGCCCAGAGAGAGGATCGCCGGAGCTGCGACAGCAGCGGCCGGGCCCATCTGGATGAGGGACTGGCCCAAGGACGCGAGCGCCGGCGACGCCAGAGTCGCGACGACCTTCAGATTGGTCAGGATCGAGACGAGCTTCTTCAGCCCGCCACTGCTGCTCTCCCCACCGCTGCCCAACCCGGTGAGCGCGCCGAGCCCGAACGTGCTGACGCGGATGTTGGCCGTGCGGTCCCGGGCGGCATGGTTGAGCGCCGTGTTCGCGGCTGCCGTGTCCGCGCGGGCCTGGATCGTCATCTGGCGGCGGCGAGTCAGGTTCGCCAGGTCGTCGGCCGCCACGCGGGTATCAACGTCGACGCCGATCCGGACCCGGCGGCGCGCGGTCAGGTTCCTGATCTCGTCGGCTGCGACGCGAGTGTCGGCGGTCGCACGGATGTTGACCGTGCGTTCCTTGGTCAGCTTGTCGAGCTTGGCCTTGACCGCGTTGTAGGCAGCGTCCGAGATCTTGGGGAGGACGTCGACGCTCTGCTGCCCGGACAGGGCAGTGAGCTTGGCCGAGACCGCCGAGTCGTCCAGGTGGGCCGTGAGCTTGACGGTGCGGTTACGGGTCAGCTTGGCCAGGCCGGTAACGGCGGCCTTGTCGTCGAGCTGGACGGTGAGCTTGACCTTGCGGTTCTTGGTCAGGTTCCGCAGCGAGGTGGTGGTGGCTGTCCCGTCGAAATTGGCGGTGATCTTGACAGTGCGGGGCTTGACCAGCGCACTGAGCCGCGCCTTGGCAGCCTGGTCGTCCAACTTGACTGTGACCGTGGACTGGTTCTTCTTCGCCCGCAGCCGGTCCATCGCACGGTCGTAGCCTGACTCGTCGGCCGTGACCTCGACGTATCCCTCGGCGATGCGGAATGAACCAGCCACCGTCTACCCTCCCTCTGCCACGCTCACGAGCCCCGGGAACTGCATCCGGAACTGGGTCAGCGAGACCTCGGTGGTCTCGCCTGCGCCCTGCCGTTCAGGCGGGGCGGTGCTCGTGCGGGTTGGGGTGGTGCTGGTCGGCCGCTCGTCGCGTTCCTCGTCGACGCGGGCGGCCATCACGCCCTGGTAGGCGGTCAGCCGGTAGGCGAGGGCGAAGTAGCGGGGGCCGGCCATCTCGACTTGCTCAAGGTCGATGCCGTAGATGGCGAGGAAGTCGGCGTCGATGTCGCGCTCGTGGGCGAGGACCCACATGGTCTGGTCGACCCGGTCCGCGAGGATCTCCGGCCAGCCGTGGCCGTAGGCCCACTCGCGCAGGCGGTTCATCCACGCCGAGCTTTTCCCTCCTTCTCCTGGGCGCCGAGGGCCTGCTTGATGATGATGTCGACGATCTGCTCCAGCTGGTCGTCGTCCAGCGCCTTGGACTGCTCCAGCGCCATGTACGCGTCCTCGCCCAGCACCCGGATCAGGAGCGGGGCGGTGGCCAGCTCGTGGCCCACCTCACCTGCCTGTCGCAGGTACTGGAGGGCGACGCCCTTGGGGATGCGCTTGGGGATCGTGTACTCGGTGTCGCCGATGTAGAAGAGCGGGATCCGCTCCTCTTCGACGTCGTCGTTGGCGGCGATCCGGATCGGTTCGAAGTCCAGACCGCCGCCGACGGCGGGCTTGGCCGCGGCGCGTTTGCGTGCGGCTGCGGTGCTCTGACGGGTGGTGGTGGATGCCATTGGTGGTGCTCCTCGCTACGGACAGGGCAGGGGGCGTCGGCTAGCTGGTCTGGTCGATGATGTGGAAGGGGCTGATCACCGAACTCACGTAGTGACCTGCGAACTTCACCGGAATCAACGTCTGCTTGTCCTTGGTGTAGGCGAGCTCGACGCTGTCGGTGTTGAGCATGCGGCGGCCGATGACACGGCGCGTGAACTGGTTGGGCGCGTACCCGTCCATGATCACGGCGAAGTAGTTCGGCTGCGTCGCGGAGCTGGACACGTTGGGGTCGAAGGACTTCCAACCCGAGCCGGAAGCCGACGTGCCGCCGTTGAGGCTGATCGACAGGTTCTCCAGCGTCGCCTCCGCGAGGGAGGTCTCGATGGTGAAGTCCTGCTTCGTCAGCCGGGACCCGACGCGGAGAGTGATCTGGTCGACCTCCAGCTCACCGTAGGTCTGGTCGACAGACAGCTTCACGCCGTCCTGCGTGCCGCCCATGTCCGTCCACGCGGACGCGGCCGGCGCGCTGTTCACCGCCGAGTCTGCGGGCTCCGTGGCCCCGAAGGCGCCCTTGTACAGGGTCGCCGGGCCCTGGATGAGGTTGGTCGTGGTGACGGCCATGTGTCAGCTCTCCTTGCTTCCGGTCTCGCCGGCGCTCTTCTTGCTGGGGTTGGCCGGGGCCGCGGTCGCGGACGGCGCGCTCGGTGCGGGTTCGGGGTCGAGGAGGATGCCCTGGCGCTGGAAGTCGAGGAACGTGGCGTCGTCGACGTCGATCTCTCGGTCGGGCTGCATGGTGGTCCGAACGGTGGGCATCAGGGGTAGTCCTCCCGACGGAGTGGGAACCGGTGGTGGCTGAACTGCGGCAGGAGTGGCAGGGCGATGGTCTGCTCGGGCGGGATCGAGCGGGGGCAGGCGACGACGCGGATGTCGCCGGTCAGGAGGAACTCCAGCTCGCCGCGCGAGTTGTGGACGATGACCCGGCCGTTCCAGGTGAGAAGGTCCCCTCCGAGTGCGGCTTCTTGGATGGCGTAGCGGCTCATGACGGGACCTCCGTCCACGCGAGGACGAGCCCCGGGATTGAGTAGCGGGCGTAGGAGGAGGCGTCGTCCCAGATCCGCCGCATCTCACCGACCGTGTACGCGGACAGCACCCGTGCGGCCGGGTAGCCAGTCGGGAGGGTGACGGTTTGCGGGATAGCCGGGTGGTCGTAGCAGGCGGCCTGGATCGCCTCGGCCAGCACGGCGGCCCTGTTCCACGGAGGCTTCTGCGACTGAGGGTTGGCAGCCCAGCAGTCGATACCGATCGCCGGGGTGCGCAGTGGCACGTACAGGTTGGGGGTTCCGCCGACGACGGTGAGCGTGACGAACCCGCCGTCCGCCCACGACAGCGTGCCGTCCAGGTCGGGCTTGGGCAGGGTCGTGGCGACGCGGTCGCCGACGACCGTCTTCAGCCAGGCAGTGGCCACCAGCTCCGGCGTTGCGCGCAGCACGGGCGTCGTCATGCCGTCCTCCGCTGGAAGAGAGCCGGTCGGAGGTAGGGCATCGGGGGCGTGCCGGGGTGGTTGACCTTCGCGACCGGGTGGTCGGCGCCGGGCCAGTGCAGGGCCTTCTTGTTCCGCGGGAGGATGACGTGCGGGCTCGTGCCCATCTCCACGTCGGTCGCGTAGTTGCAGTCCAGGCTGCCAACGCGCAGCACCTTGTCGTGGCACTCGGCCCGGAGGGAATCACGGAGCCGGCCAGAGCGCGTGTGCACGAGATTCTGGGCGTCGCTGAGGATGGCGTCGCCGATGGCGCCGCCGAGCCAGTCGTTGATCGCCTGGTCGACGTGCGCGCGTGCGCCGGGGTCGATGCGGACGCCGGAGCGTGCCATGGCCGCCTCCTCTCCGGGGGTGGTCGTTGTGCTGGCCGCCCGGTCTCCCCGGGCGTGATGGCCTATGCGGTTGTCAGGTGGTGCGCCGCAGGTCGAGCCGGAGATCGGCTGCCGCTGCGGGGTTCGCCATCGAGGAGACGGCGTCGACGATGTAGATGGCACCGGTGCGCTCGTCACGCACCCGGTCCTGGTCCTGCACGTCCGTGCCGGCTGTCACGCGGGCGACGGCGTAGCGGACGATGCGGGGGGTGGGGTCGTCGCGGGTGGTGACCCGGCGGGACTGCTCGGTCAGGGAGGCGGGGATGCCGGTGGCGTGCGGGGTGTCGGTGTCCTGCTCGTCGCCGTAGGCGTCGGTGGTGGTGCCGCGCAGCACGGTCAGGCGGGTGGTGGCGATGGCCTGCATCACGGCCCCCCGGTGTACGGCGCCCACACCATGTGATCGTCCGAGCCGTCCGTCAGGGGATCCCCGACGATCGGCCCGGCGCCCTCGATGGCGGAGCGGATGTGCACGGTCCGGGATCGCATCCACGACACCCGGCGCAGTGCACGGGCGGCCATGGGTGCGAGGACCAGGCCGTCGCCCTGCAGCGTGGTGGAGACCTGGTCCTGCTGGATCTGCGTGGCATCCAGCCGCGTCTCCAGCCCGAACTGGCCCACCAGCCACGCGGCTTGGTAGGCGACGGCCTGGCCCAGCCAGTAGAGGTCCCGCGTCCGCATCCGCTCCCCATCGGGGTAGATGCGGTTGCTGAAGACCTGGATGGCGGCCTGCGCCTGGGCAAGCTGCTGGTCCGTCACCGTCGTCCCTGTGGCGTCGATGACGTCCTGCACGCTGCACCAGGCGTTGACCACGTCAGTCGCCTGCCTTGCTGGTGTCGCCGCCCGCGGCCTCGATCACGTCGCGGGGCGTGGTCGTTTCGGCCGGGGTGTGGTCGATGGACGCCGGGACGGTGTCGACGGAGTAGGTGAGCGTCACCGACTCGCCGTCGGCGTGGTCCTCGGCCCCGTCGAAGCTGACGTCGCCGCGCGGGTGGAGGCCACGCTGGATCGCCTCGTTCGCCACCCCGGCCTTGTTCGCCTCATGCTCCGGGTCGCTGCCGCCCCACTGGCGGGCCAGCACCACGAACTCCTTGACGTGCCGCGTGCCCGAGCTGCCGTCCGCGGAACGCTGCTCGACCTCGGCCGCCTCGTCACCGGCCTTCGCCGGGAACTGCTTTGCCGCGGTCTTCTTCGCTGCTGCCATGGCTCACCTCCCTGCCTGTGCCCCGCACCGCCCTGAGCCAGGGGCGGTGCGGGGTACGGGTGCGGTCAGCCGACCAGGATCGACGCGCCAGCCGGGTGGCCGTAGGCCCAGCCGCGGCGGGCGCGCATCTTGAGGATCGACTCGTCGGTGAGCGCCGACAGGCCGTCACGCCCGTCGATGAACACCGACTCCGGGCCGGAGCGGATACCGAGGAGCATCAGCTCCGGGTTGACGAACGCCATGATCGGACGGCCGCCGGGAGCCGCGGTTGCGACCGGAGACGTCTTCGCGCCGAGCGACCACTTGATCGGCACGTTGAAGACGGTGTCCGGCGTTCCGGCCCCGCCCTCGATGAAGATCGGCCGGTTCTGCGTGTCGAGGACGCCGCGCAGACTCTTGCGGAACGCGGGCGACGCGATCGCGATCATGCTCGTCGGGTCGAAGTAGTCGCCAGTCTCGACGTTGCCGATCGCGGTGGAGAACTCGGTGTAGGTCGGCGAGCCGGCCGTGGCCGCGACCGTGATGTTGGTGTCGGCGGTGTAGCCGACGTTGTTGTCGGTCGTGTGCAGCAGCGAGTACAGCGAGGTGAACGGGATGGTGGTGCCGTTGCTGGCTGCGGTGACGGCGAGGGTGGCGTTGTCGAGGAACTTCGCGTAGCTCTTGCCCCAGCCCATCATCTTCGCGGCGATGATGTCGGCGACGGAGTCGTCGATGTCCTCTTCCGCGATCCGCGCAGCCTTGCCGATCTTGACGGCGCTGAGCAGGACTTCGTCGTTCAGCGAGGTGTCCTCGCCGTAGGTGCCGCCCTTGGCGACGACATCGACGCCCATGCCAGCGGTGCGGGGGACGTGCTTGGTGTCGGAGCCCATGGGGATGCGCGCGGCGAGGGCTTCTACGACGGAGATCTGGTTGATGGACTGGATCACCGGCGAGGAGGAGTACTCCTCCGGGATCCACGCTTCCATGGTGTTGCGAGACACGGGAGCCCTCCTGCGGGCGGCGTGATGGGGTGCTGGTCAGCGCGGCCCCATCACGGGCGCCTTCGCAAAAGGCGGTGATCACTCCATCGCGGAGTAATTCACCTGGTGATGAATATACCTCGGGCCGTCAAGCCCTACCCAGGAGGCGGGCGGCGTGGATCTCCGCCGTCGACTTCGGCTTCTCGACCGCGGCAGGCTTCGGTGCCCCCGTCGGCCGCGGCTTCGGCTTCGGTGCCGCCTGCGGCAGCAGCTCCGGGTATTCGGCCTTGACCCGGTCCACCTCGGCGACAGCGCCGAGGAGTTCACCGTCGTCGTCGACGGTGATGGCATCCCAGTCGACGAGGCGCATCACCCGCTCCGGACTGGCAAAGCCCGCCTCCGCGAGCGCGGCCCGCACACCGGAGCGCTTCATCGGCTCCCGGAACCGGCGCTCGCCTTCCTCCCGCGCCTCGCGGAGGGCCTTCTCGTGCTCGGTCTCACCGGCGCGCGCGGCCTCCTCCAGCTCCTTGTTACGGAGCCGGTGCAGCTTCCCGTCCTCGTTGGCCTTCTTCAACGCAGCCTGCGTCCGCCGCCACTCCGCCTCGCTCGGCGGTTTCCAGCCCTCCGACTGGTCCTTCTTCTCAGGGGCCTTCGGCTTGGGCGCCTCCTCCGGCTCAGCCTCGGACGCACCCTCGTCACCAACCGCCGTGTCGTCGGTGGCGTCGTCGACCTCGACCTCGATCTCCGGCTCGATGTCTTCTTGGATGCCCATCTGTTCTCCTCCATCGCGGGGGATTGCGGCGCCCATCGCGGGCGCCCGGTCTATGCGGCGGCCGGGAAGCGGCCGGTGCGGGTTGCGGTGCGGGCTGTGGTCTCAACTGCGGGGAGCAGGTCGTCGACGGTGCGCAGGAGTTCACGGGCTGCTCGCACGCGGGCGGCGGTCGACTCTGAGGGGCGGGCCCGGCCGTAGCCGATGGCGCGTTCGGCCTCCCGGCGCAGCGCCTCGGGGAACGGGATGCCGGATGCGGTCCAGGCGTTGGTCCAGGGGACGGCGCGGCAGCGGCAGTTCGGATGCAGCGGCGGGTTGTCCACCGGGTCCGCGCCGATGCGGCGCTGGCGGGGGTCCCAGGACAGGCCGCCCGGGAACGGCTCGTCGGCCTTGACGACGCGGCCGGTGTAGGCAAGGCAGCGCACGCACGCGTCGGCCTCCGCCACCCACAGGCGCAGCGGTGCGGTCGCCCGGACGACAGCGTCCAGCCCTTCGTGCACCGCGGTGTTGACGACCCAGGCGATGTGCGCACGGATGGCGGGCAGCGCGGCGCGGGCGGCGCCGAGCCCGGCCAGCAGGTGTGACCAGCGGGTGACCCGGTCCGAGTGGAGCAAGTGCAGGGCGCGGTCGCGGCGCTCGACCACCATGTCCCGGATCCGCGCCGCCTGGTCCTTCAGGATCTGGCTGACGGTCGGCATGTTGGGCTCGCGGCGACGGCGGCCCGACGCTGCCTTCACGAACTCGCTGCCCTGCCGTACCCCCATGGCAAGGGCCGGGCCGAGGCCACCGGTGAGGGCGGCGGGCGCCCGGTCCGCGAGACCGTCGAGGAGGAGCCGCGCGCCGGACCGGGCAGCGGCGATGATCCGGCGCAGCGCATCCCCTGCGACAGCCGGACGGTCGGGGCCGCCGAACGCGTTCGTCCAGGCGGTGAGGACCCGCCGGATCAGCTCCTCGAACGCCCGGTCCGCGCCACGGAGCGCCTGCGCGCCCAGCTCGGTTTCAAGGTCGATGACCTCGCCGGTGTGCTCGTCCTGGACCAGGCGCAGCAGACGGTCACTGGAGTACGGCATCAGCGCTCCTCTTGCGCCTGCGCGAGCGCTTCGAGGTCGTCGATCGTCCCCGACAGCAGGGCGGTGACCTGGTCGCTGGTGATGACGCCAAGCGTCGCGGCCGAGCCCAGTTTCTGGGCGGAGTCGGCGAGGGAGGCGAGGACGTCGACGCGGCGCTGGAGTTCGGCGTCGTCGGTGCCGGCGAGCCAGGAGTCGACCTGCTCGGCCCGGTATCCGGCCTCGATGAGGGCTTGGCGGCGGGGCACCCCGGCGGCGATCTTCGCCTGTACGGTCTGCCAGCCCTCGGCGTCGTCGATGGTCTCCGCAGGCTTCCAGTGCACCGTCACGACAGGGTCAGTGATGCCGAGGCGGCGGAGAGCGAACGTGAACGCCTCCCGCAGGGTGGCGCCGTAGCTGAGCTGCCGGTTGGAGACCTTCTTCGTGAACGGCGCGTCCTGCGCGCGCACGCTCTGCCCGGAAGGCTGGTCCCCGGACGGATCGAACAGGTGCAGCGGCGTGGTGCAGATGACAGCCATGGCCCGCACGTTGAACGTGATCGGGTCGAGGAACACGCTGGGCTGCGCGGCGTCGAACTGGCCGACGGCCTTGAACCCGCGGAGCAGCATCATCTCGCCCGGCCCGGCCTTCAGGCTGCTGTCGTCACCCGAGTCGGATGGGCCAGCCCCGTTCTCGTTGGGCGGCCAGTCACCGTCGTCGAAGTCCCCGGGCTCCAGGTCGCTGGTGTCGGTGCTGGCGGTCTCCGTCAAGGCGTAGCGCTGAGGGAAGCCCTGGTAGTCGACGGTACCCATGTGCGTCGACTGGAGTTTCGTGATCGCGTTCTGCGGGCCGTAGGCGCCGTAGTGCTCGGGTACGCCGTAGGGCCGGTCGGTGCGGAAGTGGAAGACGGGCGGCTCACCCCAGTCGTGCTCGATCACCCACGACTCCGGGTCCTCCGGGTCGGCGAGCCAGTGATTCCAGTCGGCTGCCTTGTCGCCCTTGGAGTTCTCGCCCGTGGTCCAGCGTTCGGTCCGGTCGCCGTACAGCAACTCTGCGCGCTGGTACGGGCCGTCACACCAGCGCTTGATCGTGTACGCCTTGCGGCGCGGGTTCTCCTCGTCATACAGGACCCGCACGGTCTGCGGGCTGTTGTAGAACATCTCGACCCGCACGGTGTTGCCGGCGTCGTCCTCGACGGGCAGGACCATGAGGTAGGCGTCGCCGTACTCGCCGGCCCGGCGGAAGAGGTCGGGCATCTCCAGGTCGAGCTGGTTGTCCTGCCAGATCTTGGAGATGAGGGCGGTCTGCTCGTCGTCGCCGCCGGTGATCCCTGCGATTTCGAGGCGGTCGGTGACGGCGTCGACGGGGGTCTTGGCGAAGTTGAGATCGAAGTCGATGCCGTGGGCGGCGAGGGCGCGGCGGATCCGGACGCTCGTGAAGACCTCGGGGACTTTGCCCTCGTAGTAGGTCTGGGCCTGGTCGTAGCTGGGGCGCGCTGCTTTGAGTTCCTCGATGCCGTACATGAGGTCGGCACGCTCGTAGTCCACCCAGACCTCCCGACCATCGACCGATGATTCGAAGGATAGCCGAGCTTAGTGGCAATACATACATTCCCTATAGGTCATCCTGACCTTTGAATCCAAGGATCTAGAGGTAGCTGGCCCGTCCGGCTGAAGGCGGCGCCTTCTTCGGCGCCACCGGAATGAAGCGGCGGATCGCCGACCCCACACAGTCCACGAGGTCGTCATGCGGAGCTTTCGGGAACGCGCACTGCTGCTCCTCCAGCTCCCGCAGCCTGCGCGCGTGGATGACCCGGCCGCGCTGGTAGTGGTTCAGCACCCCCTCGGCCCGGGTGAACTTGGGCTCGGTCTGGTTGACGGTCTTCACCTTCACCGGCATGTCATGGAAGATCGCCCGCCACGTGTCCTGGCCCTGGTTCACCTCGATCAGGATCAGCCCGATCTGCGGGAACTCATCCAACAGGGCGAGGACTTTGTCCCGCAGCAGCGGCCCCGGCTGGATCTTCACGGCGGTCGCCGCGTGCACGGTGCACCGCTGATGCCGCGCCGACCACGACACCACCCCGAGCCCGGTGAAGTCCGACGAACGTTTCGCCGTGACCGCGGGGTCGATGGACAGCATCATGTGGGTGACCGGGTCCAGGCCCTCGTCGCCCGGGTAGCGGAAATCGTCCGGCGTCCACAGATCACCGTCAGCGCCCATGGGGTCGTTGGCGTAGTTCTTCGCGAAGCTGCGGGTGTGCTCGATCTCCTTCAGATAGGAGAGCGGCCACTTCGCCGGCCAGACGCTGCGCTCGCTGCCGTCGTCCCGCTTGACGATCGGCGGGGTGTAGTGGGCGCGGAACCCTTCCTCCCGTACCCATTCGGCGGTCTCGACGCCGCGGCCGTGCTTCACCAGCTGGTGGACGATACTGCCGGGCATGGTGACGGTGCCGGAGATCACGACGCGGGCGTACACGTTGAGCGGGAGGATCGAGTCGACGAGGGTGGTGCGCCGCTTGCGGGCCAGCTCGGGGCTGTAGCTGCTCTCGTCGGGCTCGATGTCATCGCACAAAATGAGGTCGGGGCGCTGCTCGCCGACCTTCATACCGAGGTTCGAGGAGTCGATACCGCGGGCCGCGAACACGAACCCCGACTCGGCCATATACATGGCCTGCGTGTCCGCGACGTTCGCACCGGACGGACGCTTCGCCGCAGTACACAGCCTGGGGAAGTCCTGCCGCAGCAGCTCGTTGGTGTCGATCTCCCGCTTGAACGTGGCGAGATGCGTCTGCGCCGGGCCGGCCGCCATGGCGAACGCGGCAGCGAACTTCACGTGCCCGTGCGCCGCCGCCCAGGTCGGCAGGATGAGGAACCACCAGGTCGACTTCCCCATGTTGCGGGGGGCGATGTAGGCGTTGCGGTTCTCGGCGGGCCCGCCGGGCGGGCGGAGCCAGGCGCGGGCGGCACGGCACCAGTCGAGGTGCGCGTCCCCGAACGTGATCTGCCCTTCGCTGTCGCGGAGGTGATGCCGCAGGTAGACGAGCCCGAACAGCAGAGGGTCCAGCCGGGTCAGGGTGCGCCGGCCTTCCGGGTCGGCGAGGAGCCGGGGGTTGAAGCCGGCGAGGTAGGCGGCGAGGTTGAACGTCTCGGCGTCCTGGCCTTCGAGGTAGCCGGGCGCGCGGACTGCGGTCGCCACGTCAGCCCGTGCCGCCGTCGATGATGCTCTGCTCCTCCAGCTGCACCTTGGCCTTGGCGTTGCGGAGCATTTCCTGCAGCTCAAGGTCAGACTGGGTGACTTCGGTGACCTGGGCGTCGACCTTGGTGGGGGCGTCGAGGCCGAGGAGGCGGCGGATGGCTTCGCCGGTCTTGCGGCGCTGCTCCTCGATGCGGTTGAGGCGGTCGATGGCCTGGAGGATGAACGTGTCGTCCTCGACGGGTTCTTCCTCGCCGCTGTCCGGGTTGAGGGTGCGGATGACGCGGCCGTTGTTGACGGTGATGTGCTGGCGGCCCATCACTGTGCGGACGGACTCCTCCATGTTGTGGAGGCGTTCCAGTGCGGCTTCGAGGCGGGCAAGTTCGAGGGTCCGGTATTCGTCGACCTTCGGGTCGACTCGCTGAGCGCACTCTTCCCGCAGCAGGTCGCGGGCTGTGGTCCAGGGGATGCGCTCGCCGCGGGTGGGGCCGTCGGGTGCGGCGGTGATCGCTTCGATGGCACGGAAGGAGTGTCCGTCGAGCTTCAGCTGGAAGACGATCTGGGCCTTCTCGGCTTGCTCGGCCGGATTCTTCCGGTTGTACGGTCCGGGTCCAGCGGCCATATCTCCGGCTCCTCACATCGGCAACGACACATCGCCGTCACCTTCGAATGATAGGAGAAGAGTGTCGACTAGTCGCTAAGTCCACTAGCGAACCACCCGGCACGGGCGCACCATTGAAGGTGACGGAAGGGGTTGACCATGGTCTCCGCACGAGGTGGCAAGTACGGCTTCGTCTACCGCAGCCGCCAAAACGTCTACCGGGCACTGCGCCGCAAGGGCATGACCAAGACCCGGGCGGCAGAGATCTCGAACGCCGGCCGGACCCGGGGCCAGCGCAGCCTGATGGCCCGCAAGGCGGCGAAGACCCGGCAGGCGCGCGGCCGTTAACCGATCGAGGGACATTCCACCAACACCTCCCCAAGCCGCCCGCCTCCCCCTACAGTCGGCTCACTGCAACAGGAGGGGGCCGTGATGGCTGGGGGATGTAGAGACTGCACCACGTGCACGAAGCCGGGCTTCGCGCGGATGGGGCAGGACCTGGGGGTCGGGTTCATGCATCTGATGACGTGCGGGATCAGCTGGATGGTGAAGCGGGGCGGCATGTCGCACTGCCCGCAATGCAAGCACCTGCGGTCGAATCATCAGACTCGGCGCGACGGCTCGTACATGGACTGACGGCATGACGAAGGGCCCGCCCTGGATGGGGCGGGCCCTTCGCGTTGCGGTCAGTCTCCGGCTTCTATCGCTCGCGCGCAGCCTCGGCATTCGCGGGTGGGGCCGAGGCTGTAGCCGGTGGCCAGCCAGCCGACCTTGCCGCAGGCGGCTTCGAGCGGGTCTTCGTACCAGCGGTTGTCGACGGGCCGGCGGGTGCGGTGGGTCGTGCGGCCGTTGACGAAGCGGACGTCTCGGATCGGGAACTGCTCGGCGATCGACGGGGCGGGCGGGGCGGTCATCAGTCCTCGTCTCGGTCGTACATGGCGTCCCAGTAGCGGTCGTCAGCGGCGGCGGCCTCACGCGGGCTCTCGTCCCACTGTCGGGCGGGCGGCTGGGGCGCGTCGCTGGCCGCAGCCTTGGCGAGGAGCCAGTTCGTGTCGCCGCGGGATCGGTAACGCTCGGCGAGGTCGGGGTTTCCGGCGCGGTCGGCGTCGGCTGCGGCGGCGTCCCAGCGGCTCGCGGCCTGCCGGTGGGCGTCGGCGACCAGCTGGGCAGTGGCGGTCTGAACGGTCATGCGGCGGTTCTCCTTGCGGGTCTGGCCGGGGGTCTGGTTCGTCTGGTGCTCCGTGAAGTTGGTCTAGGCGGCCTCCGTGTAGGTGCCGGCGAGGAGGTGGCGGGTGCCCGGGTAGGCGAAGAGGCCTGCGTAGAGGGCGTCTTCGACCGCGCCGTAGACGTTGACCTCGATCCACTTGCCGGTGGTGCGGTGCTGCGCCCACACGCGGAGAGGGTCGCGGCCGGTGGCGGCGCGGTAGGCCTTGGCGACGTGGCGGCCGAACCAGGACTGCTTGCCGTCGGGGAGGTCGCTACCGCCGATGCGGGCGAGGAAGTCGCCGGTGCGGACGAGCCGGCCGTCGGCGACGAGGACGGCGAGGTGGCCGTTGATGACCAGGTAGCGGAGCGCCTTGGATGCGGTGCGGGCGGCGGCCTTGGTGCAGCGGCGGAGCTTGGCGGTGACGAGCATCTGGTCCCCCTTGGTGCGATGGTGCCTTGCGGGACCAATGTTGGCCTACTCGGTTGGCCAATGTCAATACGCTTGGCCTAGTGGGTTGGCCAATCCTGTGGGAGACTCACCCACATGGATACCGCCAAACTCGAACTCGCAGCTCAGCGCTACCGAGAAGCAGAGACAGCCCTCGATGCCGCACGCAGCGACCTGCAAGCCGAAGCCGTCGCCTTCCTCCGCCAGACGGACGAACGTGGCGCACAGGCCGCCGTGGTCCGGGTCACCGGCTGGACCCGCGAGTACCTGCGTCGGCTCGTCAAGAGCAGCGAAGATTCCTGACGCGAGCCAGCAGGACTTCCGCCAGTTCCCGCCCCTCTCCCCCGCCACCCGCGTCAGACTGCAGCTATGGCGATCCGGGTGGGTGTGCAGGCGGACAGTCAGGACGAGTGTGCGGAGGGGCTGGCGCAGCTGGTGGATGCCGGCTATCTGCCGGTGATGCTGCCGACGTGCCTCACCGACGGCCGGTGGATGGCCCGCGCCGTACCCGCACCGGCGGCGAAGGTGCCGGCTGGCGAACCCACTGCATGACGAAGGCCCCGCCCGAGTTGGGCGGGGCCTCGCTGCGTGCGGGTCAGCCGATGCTGCCGTTGATTGATCCGTCGTCGTAGTAGTCGAGGGTGTCCTGGTCCGTCTTGGACAGGCCGTCGAAGGCGTGCTGGAGCGAGTAGCTGACGAGCAGTGCGTCGTAGTCGTTGGCTTTCACGTCCTGGCAGGCGTCGGGCCGGTTCGTCTTCGTGGACGTCGAGTTCAGCGCCTTCTTGCAGTCGGCGACGGTGTCTTCGTAGGAGCGGCCATTCGTCCAGACGACGGTGGTGATGATGGCGAGGGTGGCGGCGATTCCGGCGACGATGATCCATCCGGTGCGTCTCGTCGTGCCCGGCTTGGGCGCGTGTGCGGGCATGGGCGGCATGGCGGGTGGCGGTGTGGTCATGATTCCCCCGGGGTCGTGTGGAGTCGGGATGCTAGCGGCGGTGGGCAGGGTTACCGGCGGGTCTGGGTGAGGTTCATCGGATCGGGACGGTCACTGCTGGTTGTTAGTCCTGGCCCACACGCCCTTGGTCGTTGTGTGTACGTGTCGCTGGTCGACAGGCCCGTTGTAGTGGTGGTGGACGTCTGGCTCGGGCTTGGCGCCGCGCATGAGCCGGGCGATGGCGAGGATCGGGATGGCGAGCGCCGCGGGGGCGGCGCAGATCATGCCGATGACGGTCGGGTCGGCGTGCTGGGAGGCGACCATGATGCCGATGGCGATGAGGCCAGGCGGAACGGTCGCGAGCCCGCAGTACATGGCGGCTCGTCCGATGTCTGTGGCCTGTTGGCTCATCGGCGGGATGCCGGGCTGGGGCACGGGTGGGGTCGTGCCGATTGCGGGGATCGGGCTGGGGTCGCGGTAGGAGGTCGGGGCGATCTCGTTGATGGCGGCCATGAGGCGTTCGGCCTGGTCGAGTTCGGCTGCGGTGGGCGGCTGGCGGGGCAGGGGTTCGGTGGTCACGGGGGCTCCTAGGCGGCGTCGGCGAGTTCGGTGGTGTCGGGCTGGATGTCGGCGTGGTCGGGGTGGGCCCAGATGCCGCGTTCGACATCCTTGGCCAGGCCTTTTGCTTTGAGACGGGTGAGGGCGTTCTTGACTGCGGAGACGGTGAGCTTGGTCTCCTGGGCGATCGTGTTTCGTCCGACGGGCCGTCCGCGCTCGGCGAGGAAGCGGGCCACGCGCTCGTCGGTGCCAGCCGGGGCTTCGGCCTCAATGGCCGCGGCGGCCTGTGCGATCGGATCGGTGGACGGGGTCATGCGCGCCGTGTCGGTGGCGGTGTCGGTGAAGGCGTCGTCGGGCAGGACCGGGGTCTCGCCGCGCAGGCGGGCTGCGAGACGGTCGAGGCGTTCGGTGTACGACTTGCCACAGGCGGCCTGCGCGGACTTCTCGGGAGTGGGTGTCTCGCCGGTGGTGGCCCAGTGGGCAGGGTCGCGGTCGAAGTGAGCGCGGAACATGGCCTGCCGGTTGTCAGGACCCTTGATGTAGCCAAGGCCGGCCGTGGAGGTGCCGTCGGGCCAGTACGTGGGCAGCTGGCTGGGGTTGACTTCCCAGCCGGGCAGGCCGATGGAGTCGGTGAGCGCACTGGCGGTGCGGAACATGACGGTGTTGCCGGATTGCAGTTGCTCGCGGATGTCGGTGGACTCGGGGCCGGCGCCGAACATGTTGGCCTTGGGGCCTTGGAAGACGAGCCGCAGCTTGATGCCGCACTTGCGGGCCATCAGCACGATCTCTAGGACGAGGGCGACTGCGCCGGGCTGGGCGAGGACGCGGTGCGCTTCGTCGATGGTCACGGAGATCAGCGGGTCGGGGTCGTCGACGACGAAGTGGTCCCGGCCGCGCAGGACACGGCCTTTCGCGTCGGTCCATTCCATGAGGCTGTAGCGGGCTGACCGCTCGTACATGACCTTGCGGACTTCGTAGAGCATGGCGAGGCCGCCCTGGGCGGTGTCCTCGTACCAATCGACTGCCTCCCGCCAGCGGGGCAGGGACTGACCGCCCTGGGGATCGCACACCCAGGACACGATGCCGTTGTGCCGTTCGGTGCCGAGCAGCATGTCGAGGAACCGGCTTTTGCCGCCGTCGGTGGCGCCGTAGACGACGGAGTGCACGGGCCCGGACGGCTTCCAGAAGGCGTAGCGGGCGGGGGCTCCGTCGTAGAAGATTCCGACTGCCGCTTGCCCGGTGGTCTTGTCGAGGATCTGCGGGCCGGGGTGGGTGGTGCCAGCCTGCAGGGGGTTGTGGTCGAAGACGGCGATGATCGCCCTGCGGGCGGACTTTCCGACGGCCTTCTCGATTTGGAGAGCCTCTTCGGGCAGGTCGAGGTCGCCTGCGATGTCGTGGGCTGCGGTGACTGCCTTCCGCCAGTTGCCCTTTTTCAGGACGATGACGGCGGTCCAGCCGTAGTCGGTGGTGACGACGTCGGCGAGTTCGGAGCCGGGCAGGGAGCCGTCGGTGCCGGCGACGTTGTCCTGCCAGGCCTGCATCTGCTCGCTGAGCGTGGGCGCGGGGGCGGCCGTGCGCTTGCCCCTTCGCCACCAGTAGATGCCGTGCCCGAGGCTCCAGGCGACGAGGAGGGCCGGGTAGGGGCTGGTTCCGATCTGGACGCCGCCGGTCGCGGCCATGGCGGTGACGAGCCCGCCAGAGGTGGTAACGGCGGATGCGGCGGCGATGAAGTCTGCGCGGGCCGGGAGGCGTTTACGCAGTCGCTTCTTGCCGACGCGGCCTTCCCAGCGGCCCCAGGCTGCGGTTGCGGCAGCGCCGGTGACGGTGGCGGCGAGGGCGGTCTTCCAGCCGTCGTCGATTCCGGCGAGGCTGGCGCCTGCGACGGCTTGGGCTGCGGTGGCATAGAGGGGGGCCATGCCGCGGCGGGTGCGGTAGGCGGCACGCATCGCGCGCCGGGCGGCCCGGGTCTTGCTCTTCTTCTTGGAGGAGCCGCGCGTGCCGGTCGTCGCGCGGCCGTCGGTGTCCGAGGCGGTCGTCTTCTCGACGGTGGTGGTGTTCGGCATGGCGGCTGCTACTCCTGACAGTTCGGAAGGTCGAGGGGGTGGGCGGCCCCGGCGTGATGGCCGGGGCCGCGGGTGGGGCTAGACGTCGGCGGTGTAGGCCTGCTTGGCAGCCATGCGCCCGCCGGTGGCGGCGACGGCTTCCTGGATGCCGCCGTGGCGGGTGTGGATGTTGCGAGAGGACTGGGCGGCGATGGCTGCGTTGTCGACGGCTGCCTTCTGCAGGCCCTGGGCTGCGGCGAGGGCGGCGGCGTACTGGTCGCGGAGGGCGGCGAGTTCCTGGAGGGTGCCGCCGTCGTCGCCGAATTCGAGGGCGGAGGCCTGCTCGATGGCGGCTTCGATCGCGGCGAGCTGGTCGGCAGCACGCTGGGCGATGGCGCCGGCTTCTTCGGCGGTGACGCCGGCTTCGGAGGCGAAGCGGGCGACGGCGGACTTGAGGGTGTTGACGCCGGTGATCTCGGGGATGGTGGCGAGGGCCATGGGTTCTCCTGTGGTTGAAATGGGGCTGGGCTTGGGGTCGTCGTTCTTGATCAGGACAAAGGCGCGGGCTTCCGCCGTTGCCGGGTCGGCGGGCTTCACCTCGACAGCAGCGGGGGTCACTGTCGGGGCGGGCTCGGTCTTGGTGACGGGCGCGCCGTCCGGGCCGATGTCGTCGCCGACGGCGAGCGCAGGCTCCGGCTCATAGCGGCCGAACTTGGTGGCGGCGCGCTTCTTGGCCTTGGGCCATTCGCGCTGCCAGCCGCGCCGGAAGCCACGCCAGAACGTGGCCGTGGCGGTGGCTGCGGTTGCGGTCCAGGCGGCGAGCTTGGCGCCGGTGCGGTGGCCGTTCTTCTTGGCGGCTTTGGCGACGCGCTTCTTGTGCGCCTTGGACACGTCGGCCATGCCGTTTTCGATACCGCGTGCGCAGGCGTAGGCGATGGCCAACAGGATGATGAGTCCGAGCATGGTCAACCCCCCATCAGCCACATGACGAGGGATCCGACCTGGGTGGCGATGAAGCCGAGCCCGGCGGCGGCACCTTCACCGAGCACGCCGGGGATCATGACGGTGAGCGTGGGCGTGATGGCCGCGAGCAGCAGGGTCCGGGTCTGCACGCCGGACATGAAGTCGCTGATCAGCCAGATCAGGGCTGCGAGAGCCAGCGCGAACATGATTCCGAAGCCGGTCCACTGTCCTGCGAGTCCGTCGACCAGTCCGTCGACGGCCGTGGTCGCCTGGTTGAGGAGGCTGCCGACCGGAGTGGAGACGAGGCCGATGGATGCGGTGAGGACGAGGAGGACTTGAATCTGCGGGCTTTTGATCTTCGCGGTGAATTGGTTGATCCAGGGGAGGCGGTCGGCGACGTACAGAACGCCGGCCGTCCCCAGGCAGGTCCCGCCGGTTGCGGCGGAGATCCCTGCGTCAATGACGGGCATTTCGATGTTCCCCCTTGCGATTACGGAGAGTTGATGGTTTCCTCGCGCGCGCGTGCACGCGAGCGGGCGCGTTGGGGTCCTCCGGCTCGCTCCGGGACGGCTTGAGCCGTTCGTTGAGCCATTACGGAGGGTCAGGATTCGGTGAGGTTCTGGCGGAGCTGGTCGAGCGCGCGGATCGCCTTCTCGGTGGCGTGGGCCCGCGTCTGCTCGGGGAGTTGAGCGAGGGTCGACCGGAGCTGGTCCATGGCTACCGCCAGAACGGCGGACCCGCCTTGCTCCTCTGCTTGCTTGCGCCGCTCTCCCAGGAACTGGGCTGCTCGCGCCTGTCGTAGGGCTTTGCGGTTGGGCCGGCTGGCGGTAGCCATGGTCACCTCCTGTCGTCTCGTCTTGGTCTGGGTTGGGTCGTTCGGGTCTGCTTGCCGGGCCTGCGAGCGTTCCGCTCACCGGCGCACTCGCCGTTTGACCTGCTGTTCCTCTTGTTTCGACTGCTTCCGGCAGTCTCAGCGTGCGGCCAGGACCGTGGAGTGCTGGCCACCGCTGGGAGCGCCGGCTAGCTGACGAGGGCGCCGGTCTCGCGCTCCTCGATCTCCGCCCAGGCGTGGCGGATGCGCTCCTCGCGGGCGGTGAAGCCGGCGTCCCGAAAGTCCTTCTGTGCCTGCCGGTAGGAGCGGGGCGGCTCCATGGCGTACCGAAGCCAGCGCAGCACTACCGACAGCTGTCCGTCGGAGAGCCTCGCGCCTGGTGTCGGCAGAGGCACACCGGCCGCCTCGGCCAGTTCGGACAGCTCCATCGGGTTGGCTACCGGCGCCTGGCCGGTGGGCGCCTCCGCCGTCTCCATGACCTCGATTTCGGGGGCGGTCACGGGGGATGTGGTCACGGGCTCGATTTCCGGGGTGGCCTGTGTGACCACCGCGTGACCCTCCAGCTCGGCCGGGGCGTCACCGTCAGTCGTGACCACGGGCCGGGAGACAGTCAGCGCGAAGTCCCGGTCCATGAACGCCTGGGCTGCTGCGCCGTCCTTCTCGTCGGACTCCTTCAGCCGCTTCTCGGCCTTCGCGCGGGCCTTGTTGATCTCAGCCTGCGCCTGCGTCAGAACCTCGGACCGAGCGATCTGCCGCTGCATCTCACCGAGGTGACCGGCGGTCTCCGCCAGCACGTCCGTGGTCGCCTCGGACCGCAGATGCCGGGCGTCGGCCGCGGCCAGGGCGCGGGCGTTGCGGTCGGCGGCGGACTGCTCGGCAATCCGGGCGGCCGTCGCGGGATCGGCCAGCACGTTGCCGGCGAACAGTCGCAGCCCCATGAACAGGGCCGCAGCGACCGGGACGAACGCGAACACCTTGGCGTGGCCGAGCATCAGCAGGATCGTCGCCGACACTCCGACCGCGACCGTGGACAGGCCGAGCATCACGGCCATGCCCAGCCTGGACCGCTGCCTGATCGCGAGCTCCGACATGCGCAGGGAGCCGATCCACAGGGCGTCGTAGACGATGGCGATCGACCAGCCGACGGCCATGCCGACCTTGCCGTGCAGGCCGAGCATCTCGCCCAGCTGCCCGCCGACCGTGATCGCGACCAAGGCTAGCGAGGCGAGGGTCAGCAGCCGCTCGACGATGGCGAACGGATCCGAGAAGGCGGACTTGACCTTGTCGGTGGCACTCACGATTCCTCCTGGGTGTCGCGCCCGTAGGCGGCGTCGAGGGTGGCGGCCACGTCCTGGCCGGGCACCAGCTGGGCGTACACCTGCTCGCCGGCGGTGACCGCCTCGGGGGTAGTCAGGTCGATCGGTTCGGGTGCGGCGGCCATCAGGCGACGTCGCCGAGTCGGGCGCCGAGCAGCTCGTCCACCAGGGACGCGCCCGGGTTGGCCCGGTCGTAGGCGAGGGCTTCGTTGCGGATCGCCAGACGCTCCCTGCTGCTGCGGGCGTTCAGGTAGCGGGAGATCAGGCCGGTCCGGTACGCGGCATCCGACGACGGGGCCGAGGAGATGAGGCGCAGAGACATGGGGGTGCCTTTCACGTGGATCAACGGAATGGGAAGGGTGGTGCGGGGTCAGGCGGTGGTGCGGGTCACGAGGGCGTCGCAGTAGGTGGCGTGGTACTCGGCGGCGCGCAGGGCCACGTCTTCGGCGGCCTCGGGGGCTACATCTGCGGTGTCGGTACGGGTCCCGCATCCGGTGCACGCCATCACGTACAGGCCCCGGATCTCGGGGTGGAGTACCTGCGACTCGGCTCCCCCG